CATGGACGGATTTTTTGGTTCGCTAGACAATGACAGGATTTCCTCAATTCTTGGCACACCACGGGTAACATTTGATTTGGCTGCAACACCTGCAAAATGGAATGTGTTGAGGGTCATCTGTGTGCTAGTCTCACCAATAGATTGACCTGAAATCATACCAACCATTTCACCTGGCGAAACAACAGACCGCTTGTATGTAAGAACGATAGTATCCAACAATACTACTAGGGCGGTTTGATTAAAACGCTTTACAAGCAACAAGTCTTTCGGCGATAAGTAGTAGAAGAACAACGTCTTGAACAACTCGGTCGGCTTCACATAGTGGTTCTTTTCCAAGAGTTCATACGTCTTTTCAATCATGTTGAATGCTTCCAATGGCGTAAGATCCACCATGGAGTTGCTATTGATTCCTTGTTGTCCTTGAATATTGCTAATAATATATGCAAATGCGACCGGGCAATTCACAATGCTATCCCCCTTGTTCTTAAACACATACTTGATGATATTTGCGCGAATATTAATCATGTAGTCCGTATAATACTTGCACTTTTCAAGCATGGCGTCCTTTTGTTTCTTATAACGCGTCATGGTGGGTTTGAGAAACATTTGGGATAATTCCTTTGATTTGGCAGTCTCCTCTGGTAGCGCATAGTGAGCATAGATATCCTGAATGCTCATAGTCACAATCGGCAACGTTTGGTTTTCTACCTTGATGGTATCAATAGAATCTTCGCCATAGCTGAACTGCACTATTTTATTTTTATTAGTGCGAATGGTCATGTCATAACTAACCATGAGATCTTCAAGACCCTTAATCAATCGTCTTTGAATGTATCCAGTGGTGGATGTTTTGACCGCAGTATCAATCAAACCAACACGACCACCCATTGCATGAAAGAACAGCTCTTGTGGGGTAAGGCCGTTGATGTAGGAATTCTCTACAAATCCACGCGCGCCTGGCGAGTCGTCATACTTTGCAAAATGTGGCAACGTACGTTGGTCGAACCCATATGGAATACGCTTTCCATCCACGTTCTGTTGGCCCAAGCAGGAAATCATTTGGGAGATGTTGAGGTCGCTACCCTTGGATCCTGCATTCACCATCACAACAAATCGGTTGTCTTTGCTCAAGCTCTCAAGACCTATCTTGCCTGCCTCAGATGATGCCTTATTCAAGATATTATTGACTTGCGTCTCAAACTCTTCCACATTGGTCTTGCCAGTATTATTCTCAAATATACCCAATTGAGTTTGATCAATCAGGTTTTTCACGTCCGTCTTTTTCTTAGTAATGACCTCAACGATTGCATTGTTCGTTTTTGCATCAGAAATCAAATCGCTGATTCCAACGCTGAATGAGCTTGACTTCATGTATTCCGTCACAATATTCTGCAAGTCATCAATAAATTGCGATGCATGCATGTTGCCGAAATCATTGCAAGTGCGTTGAATTAATCCCTTCGTGCCACCTCCTAGCACCCCCTTGTCTAGTTGGCCTCGAATGTATTGCCCGTTCTTTATTTCCAAGACGCTATTGGACTTGGTTATGTCGTCCTTGCTATCTACGAATGCCTTGGTTTTGTATTTTAGCGACAACGGAGGCATGATTTGGGATAGCAAGTCAAAACTGGATATGACGCCACCCTTTGCTAATAACTCCGCGTCATTTACGCGATTAAACATCATGAGTAAGTTCATGGCTTCACGTGGTGTGAAGTTTACGTTTTCTCTTGTAAAACGATAGCAACCAAGCATTGAGTCCTGGAATATACCAATGATTGGCTTGTTATTGGCTGGACTAATTATTTGGTAAGGAACCGCTGCTAAATTTCGCAGCTCCGATTCCGCCTCCGCATCTTGCGGCATATGCAAATTCATCTCCGAAATCTTCTATGTTTCCATAGAAGCCGGACTATACCTTGTGCCTTATCAGGTTGATTAGACCATCATATAAGACCCGCGACCATCTAGTCTCTGAACCTTCTCCATATCCTATCATAACGGACTTAGGAGCTTGGCTGCGGATTGCCCAATCCTCTTGCGTTTTTACCATTGTGTTCGGCAGTTAACCGAGTTCCCTCATAATATTTCTACTATGAGGTGGTAGCAAGAGGCTCTAAGGGGTTTCCCGCAATTTGGTTACGTTGCCATTCCTGTAAATTTAGTATAAATTGTCTCGCTCTATTTTTTAATACTTCTGTGGTATCACTTTTACCTACAAACGTTGCTCGTATTTTATTAATGACAATTCGCACATATTCGCTGTTATTGGTATTATTTCTAACAACACGAATATAGCTATCTATTTGATTATCATCAATAATTACGTTTTTGAAAAGTTCATATTTTTTAGACAAATGTTGTTTCTGTGTTAGTCTTGACCGATTTTCACGATGACTTGCATCATCATAAAACGTCTTTAACCTGTCAGATATCAACTTTTTGGTGTAGTCACTTTTTGGTTGTGGTAATGACTTTTGCTGAGGTGAAATACTTGTTCTCCAAGTATACTCGCCCTTAACATCTGTAAAGCCCTTACCGCCATCAGTTAAATTATAACCATTGGGAAACTTAGAATCAAATTTAGTTATGAAATACTTTTCTTGGTCGTCTAATTCACTCACTAAACATGTGTGAATTTTCTCGCAAGTAAAGTTCTCTTCACCATATTTTCTTATAGCAGAATTCAAATAACTACATTGTGTCTTTTTACTTGAATTTGCCTCATGTATATGGTCTTTGAGTCTTCCTAAGTATCCAAATGGTCTATATTTACCATGATTCAATCTGTGACTACGTGTTTGTCCTATATAAATCTTTTCATTTGCATTGTTGGTTATTTTGTAGATTTCGCCAACAACTTTATCATTTTCATGTTTGTCTAGTATCATACTAATATTACGAGATATTTATTTATACCATTTAAGGAATGACTAGGTGGTTATATTAGCTCATGTATCTTTGCTCATACACATGCTAGTAGATATTACAATGTTTTCCCCACTAGGTTTTATCTACAACCTAGCAGGCAGCCACCTGTTTGGGACAAGATTTATCCCCATCGAAATCCGCGTTGTATGGTTTGGTGTCCGCAACGTTCATCCTAAATGTGTCACCGCGCTTCATAATGCGCGCAATATGACACATCATACTCATTCTGTGCAACGTAGGCTGACGATTAAACAGCACAGGGTCGCCGTCCATCATATGACGATGCACGATGTCCCCCTCTTCCAAAACGAGCGATTCTCTGTCAACATATCGCAAGGTAATGGACTCGCCATTCTTCTTCTCAAGAATCTTTGCTCCAGGGTGGACTAGAGGTCCATTTAGAACAAGTTTTGTCAAGAATGCCTTGTTGATTTTATTAACAACGACCGGCTTGGTGATATTTTTGGCGATTTTCATCGGAATACCCAACTCGCGAATGGAGATGTTTGGGTCAGCAGTAATAACAGAACGGGCACTAAAGTCCACGCGTTTTGCCATAAGGTTGCCTCTCATTCGTCCACCCTTGCCATTCAATCTATCCTTGATTGACTTGAGCGGTCTGCCAGAACGCGTGCAACACTCGCCACCAGGAATCTTGTTGTCTACGATGCATGCAACATAGTATTGCAAAAGCGTCGTCCAATCGTCGATTACGGGTGCATTGCTTTGAATTTTTTCTTGAAGTGTTTTGTTTGTTTTTATGATATTAACCAAGATGTGACTCAAATCGTCCTCACTGCGTTGCTGCGCGTCGTGTTTGACCGAAGGTCTAACTGCGGGTGGGGGAACCGCCATGACTTGACAAACCATCCAATCTGGACGAGACCACAATGGACTGAATCCCATAAAGGTCACATCCTCGTCAGATATGCGCTTGAAAATCTTCAACACGATCTCGGGAGTCAGCTTAATAACGATATTTTGTTTGTCCTCACCTTCGCCAGTATTTTCCCACTCGGCGATAATGCTTGCGAGCCCTTCTTTGCGAATCTTTCCGGGCTGTAGGCAACCGCATCCGTCTTCAGTATCTTCGCCGCAACGCTTCACCTTGCTTGCTAAAGGAAATACATACTTCCATCGTCCATCTCCTACCAACTTTAAAGCTTGTTTATATTTTTCCTTACTGATGAGCAACTTACTGCATTTGAAACATACACATCGCAAAATTTTTTGTATGGTGCTTAAATATTGTATGTAAAAGACAGGCCTAGCCAACTCAATATGTCCGAAATATCCGGGGGTTTGCATATAATCTAACCCGTCCGTAGGACAAATGAGCCCTGGCTCAAGCACACCCATGCGTGGGTCAAATAGTCCACCTATGACTGGCTTGTTGTTAATATATGTATCGCGACTCGTAATTTCTGCAACGGACCCTTTACGAATCTCATCTGGCGATAATATACTAAACTGGATGCCAATAATCTTTGAACTAGTATGTTGCGTTTCCATCTTGGACATCTCCTTATAATACATTAATATATTTAGATTCTTTCCAATCAATTTTTATTTTAATTATTTAGTTAATATATAATGCCGAAGAAGATTTATGATGTGCAATATAAGCCTGATGGAGAATCACTTGCACCTCAAGGATATACGATGGGGAAAAAACTTAGAAATCAAATGGTTGTGTGGTTTAAAGAAATAAATTCTGCTCCTGCAGCAGCTGGCACGGGTATTCTTAACTTAAATAGCCTTGCAGACGCACTTCCATTGGCACAAGAATTGATGCGTACTGGGCGTATACAAGTAGGATACGACGGAGACGTGGATGAGCTTATCAATAAGGTGAACAATCTGGGTATGGGTGGTGGCAGGACGCGCCGACGTAAATCGCGTAAGTCCCGCAAGTCGCGTAAATCGCGCAAGTCTCGTAAATCACGCAGGTCCCGCAAATAATTTATAGATATAATATAAATGGTACTAATACAATATACTGCATGGCTCTCATTATTCGTACAAATAACTACTGGCTTAATTGACTACTATGTACTAAGCTTACCAACAATAACACCAGATCTTAAATTGTTGCACGACCTACTTTTAGTTGAATTTATAGTTCAACTGGTAGAGGGCGCTTTCTATGTGTGGCTCGTATTCGCTATATCTAGCATGACAAACATTACACGTCATCGTTATTGGGACTGGTTCATTACGACACCGACTATGTTAATTACATTTTCAACCTTTTTGATTTATTTAAGGTTCAAGGAGAGTGGCATAACCAACATGCCGTCATTTATAAGCATTATAAATGACAACCTGAAGACATATTCGTCAATAGTTTTATTGAACGCGACAATGTTGATATTTGGATATTTAGG